ACCCCACGGCTGACAAGGCAGTTGGCAGAAGTGCCGACTCCCGGTGGAAGGAAGTGGCAGCCAGGGACAAGGTCAAGGAGCAGGCACGGAAGGAAGGCGGAACCCCGGCCCTCATCCGCAAGGATGGGGAAGCTCACATCGACTACGAGCCGATGTCGGAGCAGGGACTCCAGGCCCATCGAGAGATCGTGAAGCAGGTGAGAGAAGTGATGGCGAGACCGGCGGTAGGGGTACAAAAGTAGGGGGGTCGCTAAAGTACCTTTCCCGCCTCCAAGGTAGGTAACTACCGAACCTGAGAGGCTTCCGATGTCACTCGGTCCCTTCGCAACCTACGCACCGCCGGGAGTCTACACCAGGACTCTGACCGAAGCTCCCAATGCGGCGACTCTGGCTGGTCTCCGCATTCCGGTTCTCATTGGCGTCGGCCAAGAGGAACTGGAGCAGGACGACTTCGAGTTGGTCCGAGGCTCCTCATCGTCCGTGGACCAGCAGATCGTCAACGAGAGCGCCTCGGGTCGTTGGGTCGTCGATGAGACGAACCCCAACGTCCCCGTTCTCGGGAATCAGAGCGGTCTCCTGCTCAAGTTCATGGTCCGAAACTCCCCTCTGGTCGATGGGCAGGGGATCGGTCGCGTCACCAACGACACCAGATCCGTCACCGTCACGGTGAACGGAATCCAGGTGGCGGTGGGGCAGGTCATCGGAGCCTCGGGGTACGTCATCCTCCAGGTCCCGACCCAGCCGACCGACGACGTTCGGGTGACCTACTACTTCCACCGGATGGACACCGCCTTCACCGACGATGTGTCCGCCCAGGTGACGGCGGATGCGGCCTCCCTGATCTCCCCGGGGTTCGAGCTTTTCAACGTCCAGTTGGGAGTCTCGGACACCTTCTCCTTCTACGTCAACGGGGCGGGCTACGTCGTGGTGTTCGCCGCTGGCACCCCGACGGCATCAAGTCTGAAGACCCAGATCGATGCCATCGGCATCCCGGGCCTGACGACAGCCGTCTTCACGGACAACGAGGGCCGGAACCACCTCAAGCTCTCGTCGGCGGTCTCCCTGGTCATCGGGAGCGGGAACGCCAACGGCATCCTCGGCTGGGCACAGGGGACTGCAACCACCAGGACGGTGGACTTCCAGGTCTTCCAGCGCCCCATCGTGGACGGCACGGGTGGCGGCATCACCACGACAGACCCGACCAAGGTGGTCGTGACGGTCAACGGGACGGTCGTTGCCGCTTCGGCGGTGGACGGCAAGAACGGCATCGTCACCCTGCCCTCGGCTCCGATCTCAGGGTCCGTCGTGACCATCGCCTACTGGGCGAACACCTGGCAGGACACCTTCGACTACCTGCCCAACTCGGGGGTCACCAGCGCAGTCCGCTGCGGCATCTCCCCGGGAAGGTCGGACTACATCGAGGGACAGGACTTCGTTCTGGCCAACCCCTCGTCGGACACGTCGGTCATCCGCTGGGGCGCAAGCTGGGCGATTGCTGCCGTGAGGCACACGGCGGGATCGACCACCTTCGACGACACGCAGATCCTTCCGTCCCTTCAGGACGACCGGATCTTCTTGGCGGCCTGCCAGAGGTACGTGGACACGTCGGTCGTCCCTGCGGTCTCCTCGAACACGAAGTTCCTCCTTCCTGCCATCCCCACGATGGGCAATGGCCGTGACACCCCGCTCGGACAGACCCTCTACGCTTCGGTTGCCAACAACCGGATCGACCAGGCCACTGACCGTCCGGACCTCATCATCGCCCGTGTGGGCCGCACCCTGCGGGACGCCCTGAACCGTGCTGCCGTGAAGGTGGTGGCAGTGGATGGACCCACTCGGAAGATCACTCTCCAGAGCCCGATCCCTGCGGACTGGAACGTCTACGCGACCTTCTGGTACAGCCGTCTGGCGGACGACACCTACATGTTCACGTGCAAGGTGCCGGGAGCGGTTGGAGCCGGGAAGTACGAGATCTTCTCCAGCCTCATCAACCGCAACCTCTATCAGGTCAAGTTCGGCACCAAGAGCGGCTCTCTGACGGACACCGTCCAGTGGCCTCGTGGTGTCGAGCAGGTCCCCGACGCCTTCAACTACGGTGGAGCCCCGGTCAGCGAGATCGTCACGGTCACCTTCGGGACGACCCTGGCGGGCAACGCCGTCTGGACGGTTCGGAACCCGGCCCCCTGGAGCTTCTTCGACAGCCACTCGGATCAGTGGACCACGAAGGTCAACGGGGTCAACCAGCAGGTTGATCTCGGGACTGCCTATGTCGGCTTCCTGGTGGGCGGCCACGTCGCCCTGGACGGAGCAGGGAAGATCACCATCCCTGCTGGCCCCGGCAACGTTCTCAACCTGACCATCGAGGGAACGCCGGTCACGTGCCCCATCACGGCGGGTGCCCGGACCCCAGTGCAGATCGTGGCTGACATCAACGGGGCTATCGACGGAACGGCCCCGTTTGATGGAACGGCTCCGAACGCCCTGGCGAGCTTCGTCCAGATCGGGTCGAATCCCGATGTCCTGTTCTACATCAAGTCCCTCACGGTCCCGGCAGCCCTTCCGGGCGGCTTCGACCACAACAGCTACGTGGCCATTCGGCTGGGAACCATCGAGGGAACTCTCGGCTTCTCCGCCTACCAGTCGGCCTACGGGACGCCCACGGCGACCTGCAAGAACGCCACGATCCTGGGCTCCGTGGCAGCGGCTACATTCGCTATCGTCACGGGCACGAACGACATCTTCCAGTTCCAGCACAACGGCATCACCTACACGGTGACTCTGACGGCTGGGGTAGCACGGACAGTGGCCCAGATCGTGGCGGACATCAACAACCCGGCGGTCGGTGGCTTGAGCGGGACGGCTTCGGTCGGAACGCTGGCGAACCTGAACAAGGTCCGTCTGAAGTCCCTGACCAACGATGAATCCAGCAGCCTGGTCATCCTGTCGGGGACGGCCAACGCAACCCTGGGCTTCACGACCAACGCCAACGCCTCGGCCACCAGGGTCAACGTCCAGGAAGTCGTGGATGCCATGAACGGAACCTCAGGGTTCCTGGCCGGGGCCATCTGCTACCCGAACACGATCAACGGCCAGATCTACCTCACCCTGGAGAGCTTGACGACGGGCCTAACCGGCTCCTCGCTCTCCTTCGTGGACGTGACCAACTCCGCCTTCAACCCGACAACCGGGACGGGCACCATCACAGGGACGAGCGGGGATGGGGACGTGGGAGAGAACGCCTACGACAAGTTCACGGTCACCAGCAACAATCCCTCGGGCTCCGCTGGAACGGGATACCCGGGCCAGACGTACACGGACGCCCGGACAGGGCTCCGCTTCACGATCCTTCCGGCTTCCGATGGGAGCTACGTGGGAGGAGGGTACTTCACCCTCTTGGTCAGCACGACGTTCGATGTCGCCCCGAGCATCCCGCTCTACTCCGTCCCCGGTGTCGAACTGATCGTCACCGACACGGTGGGGGTGGCCGCGAACGATGTGTCGAACCTCCAGACGTTCTCCCCGAGTGGCTTGGAGCCCTCCATCGGTGACAGCTACTACCTGTCGTACCGCTACGTGAAGGCGGACTGGTCCACCCTCCTGTTCCGCCAGCAGAACCTCGTCGAGGCGAACTACGGCTCGAAGTCGAGCGAGAACCGAGTCTCCCTGGCGGCCTACCTCCAGTTCCTCAACGGGGCTCCGGTCGTGGGCATCAAGCAGGTGAAGAAGCAGCCGGGGACGAGCCAGGCTTCCGATGCGGACTTCATCTCCGCCATCGCTGGCCTGCTGACCCCGCTTCCGGGGAACGTCCGTCCGGACCTCCTGATCCCGCTCTCGACATCCACGTCGGTCTACGCCTACCTGACGAACCACGTGGAAGTGGCCTCGAACATCCGGAACCAGAGCGAGCGGATGGGCTACATCGGCTTCGCTTCGGGGACGGTCCCGACCGCAGCCCAGGGTATCGCCAGGAGCCTGAAGTCCAACCGTGTCGTGTCCTTCTACCCTGATTCGTCGGTCATCACCCTGACCGACGAACTGAACCAGAGCTACGAGACCCTGGTGGACGGCACCTTCTTCGCAGCAGCGGTGGGTGGGTCATCCTGCTCCCCGGCGTACGATGTGGCAACCCCGTACACCCGCCGGAAGATCCTTGGCTTCACCAGGATTCCCCGTGCGTTGGATCTCATCGACTCCAACACCACGGCCATCGCGGGCATCACCCTCCTGGAGGACCTCGGAACGTACATCCGCATCCGCCAGGGGCTCACGACCAACATGGACAACGTGCTGGTTCGTCTGCCGACGGTCACGCAGATCGCCGACTACGTCCAGCAGCAGAGCCGTTCGACCCTGGACCCGTACATCGGGGCGAAGTTCATCTCCTCGAAGGCGGGCGAGATCTCGGACTCGATGGGGTCTCTGTTCAAGAGCCTGGTCCAGGCCGAGATCGTGGCGGCCTACCTGCCCTTCTCGACGGCTCCGGACTCCGAGGACCCGACCACGATGCGGGTTGAGTCGGCCTACCAGCCGATCTTCCCGCTGCTCTACATCGTCCTCACGTTCTCCCTGCGGACGAAGCTCGGCTAGTCCTTGCGGAAGTCCCTACGACCCAAGGTTGGCCAGGGTCGTAGGGCTTCCACTCCCTCCCCTCCACGGTGTATCCTGCGCTAGTCCTCTTGTCTTTCGGGCAAGGTAGGACTGATGGAGCCCTCCATGACCCTTGAGAACCTGGGCCTCTATGACCGTCGTACCGGAGCAGCCATCGAGGAGGAGGATGTTCCTCTCGACCCCCAGTTCGGGGAGCTTCAGGTCTCTGAGTACATCGTCTTCCTTCTGGCCCTGGACACCTACATGAAGTGGGTCGAGGAAGCGACCAAGGCGGCTCCGGCAGACGAGATGACCAGGATGGGGCTGCGTCTCCTCAAGCAGGCAGACCAGCTTCACATGGGGTCCATCGAACACTTCCTCGATGAGAGCCTCCCGTCCGCTGTCCACAAGAAGATGTTGGCGAAGGCCCTCAAGTACCGCCCTTCCGTGGATGGGGCAGCCCGCCGTGCCCTCCAGATCCGGACTCTTCTCTCCCGAGGGGGCTCCTCGACGATGCGGGCGATCTTCAAGACGAACAAGGCTCTCCTGAACGTCCGTGAGGCCATCCAGGCGTCGATGGTGGACGACCCTGATGCGGCCTTGGACAAGTTCGCGGTCATCCAGGTCAGGAACCCGAAGATCCGTGCCTGGATCGACCTGGCGGCCAAGACGGCGACCCCCACAGCGGCAGTCCCCACCCCGGTTGCAGCAGCAGCCCGGAGCGCCCTGGATGCCACTTCCGAGATCCTGACCGAGAAGGTCCATGCGGAAGCTACGACCATCGAGGGACTGGACCACACCAAGAACCACGAGGCCATGTTGACCCAGGTGCAGACGGAGGCCCAGGAAGCGGCCAAGAGGTCGATGGATCGGAGCGGGGAGGAAGATGTCCCGCCCTCCAAGAGCGAGGTGGTGG